TGAGCGTTATAGCTTCGGCTGGTCGGACCCGCTCGGCATCTTTGGTTCGCCGGGTTCGTCCTGATAAATCAGGCATTTGCGCTGATTGGGAGGGGGGCTTCGGCCCCCCTTCTTTTTGTCTTGACCTAGAGAATCTTGCCAAGTCAAATCAGCTTGTTGACACCCCTTTTGATTCGGCGTATACAGATTCTGATTCCGGGGTAATTCCAGCGTAGCAGACAGACCCGGCTGACGACATGCAGACTGCTACGCTACTTGCATGTAAGGAGCATTTGTAATGGCGAATACTACGTTCTCCGGCCCGGTTCGTTCACAGAACGGCTTCCAGTCCATCAGCATCGACAGCACCACGGGTGCTGTGACCGTCAACTCGTCCTTCGGGACTGATGTGGTGCTTGGCACCCAGTCGCTCTCGGGCGCTGGCGCGGTAGATGTCACCAACGCGTTCACCTCGCTCACCACGTCTGGTTTGTCGCAGGCCCTGACGCTTGCCAACGGCACGGTTGGCGAACTCAAGTACATCGTTCACGCGGTTGACGGCGGTTCGGCGGTGCTCACCCCGACCACGAAGATTGGCTTCAGCACGGTTACGTTTGCTGCGGTTGGCGACAGCGTGACCCTGATCTACACCTCGGCTGGCTGGGCGATCCTCGCGTCGTACAACGTCACCATCGCCTAATAGGAGCCTCTAAATGGCTATGCAAACTGATGTATTAGCCAGTGGAGTGCGGACGACGGATGGGCAGTTGCAGGATCAAGCCGGGAATGATCTCGGTCGGACCCGCGTAAAAGCCATCTATATCATCCCCGCCGCTGGTGCAGGCAGTGTGGTTTTCAAGGACGGTGGGGCCTCTGGCTCGACCCGAATTACCATCAACACGCTTGCTTCGTCCACGGCTCCGGACTACATACTGCTACCGGGTGAAGGACTGTTGTTCTTGACCGACGTGTATGTGGATGTCTCGACCATTGCTTCGGTGATGGTGTTCTATGCCTAAGTCTCCTGCGTGGCAGCGCAAGGAAGGTAAGAACCCTGCTGGCGGCTTGAATGCCAAAGGCAGGGCGTCTTATAACAAAGCCAATCCGGGTAAGCCGGGTCTCAAGCGTCCTCAGCCTGAAGGTGGTTCTCGTCGGGATTCGTTCTGTGCCCGTATGAAGGGCATGAAGCGCAAACTCACGAGTGCCAAGACGGCCAACGACCCTGACAGCCGGATCAACAAGTCGCTCAGGGCGTGGAAGTGCTGAGATGGACATCCTGATCTGGAATATAGCCCTGACTGCCGTACTCGCTTTTATTGGGTACGTGATGAAAGAAAAGTCTGACGAAATCCATCGTATCGGAATTTTGGTCAACAAGACCCGTGAAGAAGTTGCGCGGGACCACATCACCCGCGTTGAAGTTCGTGCTGACTCGCAGATGCTCATGGACCGGCTTGACCGACTTGAGCAGAAGATTGACCGGTTGGTAGAGCAGCACCGTGCCTAGTAAGTCCAAAGCGCAGGCCAATCTGATGAGGGCTGCTGCTCATAACCCAGCCTTTGCTAAAAAAGTCGGGGTCCCGGCTAAAGTGGCGAAGGAATTCACCAAGGCCGACAAAGGCCGTAAATTTAGGAGTAAATCGAAATGAAAGAGTCCAAGGCTATGATGAAGAAGGAAGTGTCGTTCATGAAGAAGAAGGGCGCTCCGAAGTCGATGCTCAAGCACGAGATGTCTGAGATGCGTGGCATGAAGAAGATGTCCGGTGGCGGCTCGGCTTCTAGCCGTGCTGACGGCATTGCCCACAAGGGCAAGACCAAGGGCAAGATGGTCAAAATGCGCTACGGTGGAACCTGCTAATGGCGAGTGCGAAACGACTTCCTAACGAGGCGATGCCTCCGCCGGATAGCGAAGACCGGCGGGAGTTCTTGGCGGCTCAGCGTCGTGCTCAAAAAGAGGCTGAGGCTGCTGCTGCTGAGCGCCGTCGTCGGGCTGCGTCTCGTGAGGCTGCTTCGTCCGATGCGAAGTTGGAGCAGGCTGTTAAAGATAAGGAACAGGCGGACAAAGATCGGCAGATGCGTGAAGCCGCTGAGCGTGCAAAGCGCCAGCCGATGTTTAAGCGTGGCGGCTCCGTCTCCTCCGCTTCCAAGCGTGCTGATGGCTGCGCGACCAAGGGCAAGACTCGCGGGAAATTTGTCTAATGATGCCATCCCGAGGCATGGGCGCTATGGCTCCGAGCAAGATCCCCCGCGCTAAGCGCCGTGGGGACGATAAGCCCGTGATTGGCACGGGTGAGCCGATTCGTCATGCCAAGGGCGGCAAGGTGAAGAGCAAGGTCAATCAGGCCGGGAACTACACCAAGCCGGGTATGCGCGAGAGCCTCTTCAAGTCCATCAAGGGACGGGCTGTGCAGGGCACTGCAGCAGGGCAATGGTCGGCACGCAAAGCACAGTTGCTTGCCAAGAGTTATAAGGCCAAGGGCGGATCGTACAAGGACTGATATGAAAGCCCCACAACAGTCCCTCAAGGCATGGACTCAGCAAAAATGGAGAACAAAGAGTGGTAAACGATCTTCTGACACGGGTGAAAGATACCTACCAGAGGCTGCGATCAAGGCTCTCAGCCCTGCTGAGTACGCCCGAACTTCTGCCGCCAAGCGAAAAGGCAAAGCCCAAGGCAAGCAATTCGTCAAGCAACCCAAGGGCATTGCTGCTAAAACGAGCCGCTTCCGCTAAGCGGACAAAGGGTAAGAAGTAATGGCCGATAAGACTACAGCCACGACCGACTTCAATCTCGACCTCAACACCATCGTGGAAGAGGCTTTCGAGCGTTGTGGTGCGGAACTTCGTAGCGGTTACGACCTGCGTACGGCGAAGCGTAGTCTGTCCCTGCTTCTGATGGACTGGGCCAACCGGGGTATCAACCTCTGGACCCTTGAGCAGGGCACCCATGCCCTGACCTACAACGTCGGTACCTATGACCTCCCTGCCGACACGGTGGACCTGCTGGACCATGTAATCCGCACGGGTACGGGCACGAATCAGGTTGATATCAACATCAGCCGTATCTCATCCAGCACCTACGTTGCTATCCCTAACAAGAACGCAACAGGTCGCCCCATCCAGATCTGGATCAACCGGCGTACGGGCGCAACGGACTCGGCTGGTGCGGTGGTCTACCCGCAGTTCACGGTGTGGCCGAAGCCCGACAACAGCACCCCGTACACCCTTTATTACACCCGATTACGCCGAATGTTCGATGTGGGTAATGGCGGCAACGGTCAGGACATCCCGTTCCGCTTCTTGCCCTGCATGGTGGCGGGGCTGGCCTATATGCTCTCGATGAAGATTCCGGGGGCTGAGTCTAGGATACCGGTCTTGAAGTCTCAGTATGACGAGGCTTGGGACTTGGCGGCTGGCGAGGACCGGGAGAAGGCAGCGGTACGGTTTGTACCCCGGCAGTCGTTCTTAGGCGGGTACTGAGATGCCCAATAGGTTTGCATCCGGTAAAAATGCTATCTCGCAGTGTGACCGCTGCGGGTGGCGTTACAAGTTGAAGGACCTCAAGTCGCTTGTAATCAAGACCAAGAACGTGAACATCTTGGTCTGCCCGGAGTGCTGGGAGCCTGATCAGCCGCAGTTGTCGCTGGGCCTCTACCCGGTGGACGACCCGCAGGCCATCCGGAACCCCCGTCCGGACACAACTTACTTTGCACCCGGCAATGATGGCGCGGGTGGTAGTAGAATGATCCAGTGGGGCTGGAACCCGATTGGTGGGGCTAGCGCAGATGATGCAGGGCTGACCCCGAATTATCTCGTATCCAAGGGATACGTGGGCGATGTAACGGTCGTAACGACCTAGGAGATGAAGATGGACACGAAGGCGATGCTGAAGAAGCATATGGCGAAGGGTAAGGGTGCTCACCCTGATCCGGCTGTTAAAGGCATGCGTGCTGGTGGCAAGACCAACAGCGAGATGAAGAAGTACGGTCGTGGCATGGCTAAGGTCATGAATCAGCGCAGCCCGATGCGCGGTTCGTCTGGCCCGAGGTAATCATCATGGGTAAGCCTGATTTCAAGTTCTTCGATTGGGACATGAACCCGATTGGCAAGTACAAGCAGCCTGAGCCGAACAGCGCTCCTACGGGCGAGAACGGCTATCCGGAGACGGATATCAATGTGGGCGTGACTCACATGGACATGCAGGGTGCTGGCGCTGCCACTAAGGGCAGGAAGTTCGTCTCGCAGATCAACCTCAAGAACAACGGCAAGGTCCGCGCTGGCTGGAGTTAATGAACTACGCAACGCTCACCACACTGGTACAGCAGTACTG